GTTGTAGGGTCTACTGAGAAACCAAAATCTTGACCATAAACAGAAGTACCTACTCGCTTAAACTCTCCGACCTCCCAGTTAGAGAATATCACGCCTTCAGCTTTCGATAACCAGCCTCCTAATATTTGGTGCTTATACTTCTCAGGTCTTCTCTGTTTAATGTTCTCTACTTGCTTTAAAAAGCTCTCAGATAGATTCTCTAAGTTGTCTTGGTAGGTAGTGTGTATGTATGTAGTATCGTCTTTGCTTATGTTGCTTCCCTCTTGAACTCCTCTAGTCTCAAAGAACTTCTGATAGATAAAGTGTTCTTTTGTGGTTGGGTTCATTATCATGATCACTCTGTTAGCTATTCCCTTTTGACGTACTGACATATCGATAGTATCAAATACGTTCTCGTCTACAAGCTCTTCAGCTTCATCGAGTACCCAAGTTGTTACTCCTTGCAAAGACTTTAGAGAAGCCACCTGATTTCCTGAGCTGGTTTTGATACCTCTGAATAGAATCTTTGAACCGGTCTGTATGTTTATTATTTCATCTTTAGTAATATGAAACGCTTTCTCGAGTCCTAACATCTCAATCTTCTCTATGAACTCTGGAATAATAGATATACTCGCAGCTCTCAAAGTGTAACGTGTGAACAGTATCGTATGTCCTACTTCACAAGTCAACATGCAAAGAATAGTATTTACTGCATAGGACTTACCAGAGCCACGTCCTCCAGTTACGATGAAGTATCGAGTAGGATTATTAAACTTTCGGTAGACGTTCTTAATTCTCCCCATTGAACTTGCGCATCACTTCGTTAAAGTCTATCGAACTACTTAGCTCTCCTTTAATTTCTGATTCTGTTTTCTTAGGTACAAAGTACTGGGCGTATTTAGCGAATAGGTCTAGATACTTCTCTGGACTCTTTGCGAGTACATCAGTAAAAGCTTTCTGAATATTCGGTACTTGACCTTCTAAAGTCTGTATAAACATCTCTCTGGCTTCTGTTGTTATTTTGTTCTCTTTTCCTTTCGGTCTACCTTTTGCTAACTTATGTCCTTTTGTGAATGGCATATTAAATTATATTTCTTTAATATAACTAAAAAAGGCTAATTTGTTATAAACAAAAAAAGCCTATTAGTTAAAATAAGCTCTTCTAATGCATCCAATTAATTTACTACTCGTAAGTATTGTAAATCTCTTTTAAGTCCTTTACACGTTGCTTAACACAGCTTGAGCAGCTTGTAACCTCTACGCCTTTCTTTTGGAATACTCTAGCGTATATTGTCGCAAGTTCATAGTTTTGTGACTGGCTTACCATTCCATTTGAATTTGTAAAAAAACCATGTAGAAAAGTGTACTCTGATTCTGTAAGGCAAAGCGGTTGTTTTCTGAACCTCATCTTATTGAGTTTCTCTTTTCGCTCATCGCATCCGCAATCTTCCCCAGCTAGAAACTTTACAGCCTTTTTAATACCAGTAACTTCTGTTATTGCTTCTACTACATCTCCTAGTCCAGTTGGTGCATTCTCTGCGTGTTTCGCTTCTAGTTCTTCTTGAGTCTTAATAGGCTCATCACAAACCTCAGCAACAGCTTTCTCTGCATCTTGAATCTCTTTCTCTATTCTAGCTGCTTTTGCTTGTTCTACTGTTAAGCCTTGCTCAATCTCTTCAGGTGTTCTTCTAAATCTTTTATTTGACATCTTTGTTCTTTTTTATTCCTTGTAAAGTTATCTCATTTGCTATTACCATGTTCAGTATATCTCGCATTGCTACAAAGTTAGGGCTTTCGCTCTTCATCTCTTCCAGTAGCATTACTGTATAAATGTCTTTCTGATTGCTTAAAAATGCTTTTATCTCTTTCATTGTGTTCGTGTTTATAGTTTATCGTAGTCTTCGTTATTAAAGTCTTCGTAGTCTTCTCCTAGACGCTCTCTAAGTTGGTTCTTACAGAAGTTTACTGTATGGAATATGTTCGTAACGCTGATTCTTGTTACTGTGCTTAATGCTCTCATAGACATTCCAGACTCAATGTACAAAGTAAATAGTTCTTTGTTGTATGGATATCCTTCCTTATCTAAGTTGTTAAGCTCTTCGTATAGCTTTTGAGTTATCTTCGTGTAGCCTCCCTCTCTTTGTTCTTTGTAGTCTTCTGATTCGATAGCTTTGAACTCTGCAATATCGTAAAAGAAAAACTTACCTTTGTCTTTTAGGTAAGACTTGTACATGTTGTTTAGTACTCTCCAAATGTAGGACTTGCTTACTTCTCCTTTTTCGTTTATTACTTTATCACCAGCGTTGTAATAGTGTAGTCTTAAATACATCTCTTGTACTATGTCCTCAGCGTGAGAAGTGCAGCCCATAGCTTGTAAGAATCTTAGATACTCTTCGTGATACTTTGATACTTTTTCTAGCCACTCCATTAGTTTTTGTCTTTTAAAGTTGCTGTGAAATGGTCTAGAAACTCATCTTGAGTAATTTCGTTAACCATCAATGCACTAGGCAAGTCGGTTAAATATATTACAATGTGATTTCCGTTCTCTTTTAGATATTCAATTATTGACTCAGCAAGTTCTACTGTATCTTTGCCGTAATCAATAATGTAAAACTTATCCTTCATTTGATACGCTTTGAGTTTATAGGCTGTCTGTTTAGCTGATCGTACTCTTTAAGGATTGTAAGAATTTGATTCTTTAGGTTTATTGCTTCGATTGATTCTCTTGGATTCTGAATCTGTTTTATAAGTGCCACATTTCCACGTGTAAACTTATGCAAGTCTTGAACAAACCCAATAGAAGTCTCTGCACTTCCGTTAGGTTTGCTCAAAATTGCCATTAGTATCTCGTCACTAGAAAGGTAAGTCATTTTTTGCCTCTTCTATATTTGGACTATCTGACATCTCTACTTTGTCACATCTCCAATGGTTCAAACTGTTGTAGACTTTACCATTGTACTCTTGTCCTCTTATTGTAAATTCGACCTCTACAACATCTCCAACGTTATTAAACTTAATAAAACTGTCAACGTGTTCTACATAGTCTGCTTTTTTGTACATTCCGAACTTCATTCTAGTAACGTAACCACTCTCTGACGTTGTGTCTACAATGTAATCTAATACAGCAGCTCCGTTGTCTAGTACTTTCTTTTCTGTAATCTCTGAAATTGTACCCTTTACTTTAAAATTTTCCATTTTTCTTTACTTTTTTTTTGTTAATATATGAAACTTTTTTAGTTAATTAACGTAGTGTTTAAAACTTACCACTTATCAACTTAGTGTTTTGTAATATTCTCTAGCCATCTTTACAGCCGTTTTCATCTTCTCAATGTCTTCATCTGTTAGAGTAACCTTAAACGCTTTCAATCTCTTCTCTGTTGGAATCTTAGATATGTCGAAGTACTCTATTACTTCTCGCTCTGTTTCCTCAGATACCTCTGCACCCTCTCCACGCTTCCAGCTTACTCTTCTCATTTCGTCAAGTATCAAGTTCTCTGGAGTTGGAACAAGGCAGTAACATAGAAAGCTCTCAGTCTTACCAGTTAGCCACATGTACGCCTTCAATTGCCATTCATACAAACTGTTATTTAGTTCAGTATCAAAGAATGGAAAAGTAGCAGCAGACCAGCTAGATTTTACATCTATAACGCTGTCCTCTGTAATAACGTCTGGAGTACCTAGTACAAAATCATTCTCGAAATACTCATCATTCTTAAAAAGAAAGTCTTTCTCTAGTAATATACTTGTAAGCTCGATAGAAGCGTTCTCTACTTCGTTACCTTTGTCTAAGTACTTAGAGCTTATTTCTGGCTTAATACCAAACTCACGCTCTAAATATAGCTCTGTAATGTAGCTCTTAGCTCCTTTGCTTAGTTCTGGCTCTGCATCTCTCTTGAGTAGTAACGTATCTCTTAGCTCTGCTTGTTTCTCTGTTAGCTTAATCTTAGCCAGTAACCCGTTTAAGGTTACCAGCTGCTTCTCTGTGATACTTGTTTTACTATCTGTTGCCATTAGCTTACCAAGCTGTGAGGCTCTTATCTTTAAGTCTTTCATTATCCTAGTCTTTTAAGTTGGTCAGCTGTTAACTTGAAGCCGTTAATAATTTGCTCTTTTTTGATTGTACCTTTCTCTATTGCTGCAAGAGCTTTCTCAAATCTGTCGTTAGGTAAAGGCTGTTTAGCTGCGTCTGTATCTACATCAGTTACAATGCCTAACATAGAACTCAAAGCATAACGTCTAAAGTAAGTCACACCACTACCAGCAGACTGGAAAATATTCATACGAGACGCTTCATCTTGTGGAATCTCTGTAAGGCTTTCGATAGTCTCGCCAGTTTCCACATGGAATAAAATAGTTTGTATTGAGTTACCTTGTAATAATTGAGTAAAACCTAAACCATGCTTTTCTAAAAGCGGATTGATAACCTCAAAAATTGTTGGTAAATCTGCGTACTGGTAGTTATGTCCTTTCGTTGCTTTCGCAATTACTGGGCATTCTTGTTGGAAAGCAGCTAGACTCTTGTAAATGCTTAGCTTTCTCTTCTCTAATTCTTCGTTAAATGTGTTCATAATTTTTGATTTTTGTTTGTAAAGTTAACGTTTATTTTGTAAAGTTTTTAGTTTTTGCTTGTATTCTTTTATAATTTCTTTGACTTGTTCTCTGCTTGGCTTAAATTCTTGATTAGCTAATTGATGCAAATAAAACA